TAGTCTAGGGTCCATTTCTCCGCATCTGGGCTCCACTCATTCTTCCATCGCCAAATGGTAAGGCATGAGAGGAATACTTCAAACAACTCATCAACGTTGTCTGAGATTTCAATTTCAACTTCATTCCCGTCTTTTGGAATCCTAATCACCGCGATCCTGTCAACGCTAATCCCCAATTCCTCTTCAAGCGCCTTCGCGTATGCTGCAGATTGTACAAGGTACTCTGGATAGATTCCCTTGCTTGTTTTAAAGTCGCCGACTATTACTGAGCCGTTCGCCTCCATAACAAGATCGACTGTCCCGGAGAACATATGCTTCACGGAGTACACCTTCCGTTCACTGTAAATATACCTGAGATATGAGCGATGTTTTTCCCATTCAATGTACGAATTTACAGCAGCAAGGACTGGTGGATATTCTGGCAGGGTTGGCGCAGCCGTAAGTAAAATCTGAGCCTTGATGTATCTTTCCAACCAGTCGTGAGCCTCCGATCCAATATTAAGCGCGGCCTTTGATGTTCTAAACCTTGCGCTTTTCGAATCTGCCAAAATTGCATCAATTTGTTCCTGTGTGTACGCAACCCCTGGCTGCCACGCGCCTGCAAGCTCTGTGACCGTTTCCTTTACTGCCCAGGGGACAAGTGCAGGCTTGTCTATCACCCCAATAACCCTTGTTACACTTGGAATGATAACTCCATCAACTGAATACAAGTGCTTCTTTTCGTTGAACACAAGTTCAACACTTCCGTCGTATAGTTTTTCCATAGCCATTTGTTGACTCCTATATTCTAAAATAGACTTAGCTGCTTTACTCTTTCCTTTAATGGGGAAAGCGAGAATAGCTTTTCGACCCTTTGGTCCTTCACGCCGCCTTTTACGCCCAGGTCTGTTTTGGTTGGCATCTCCAATACGCATGTAAAATCATCTGGTGCAACATACTCCGATACTATTACGTTATGTCCGCAACCTTCAAGATCTCTTACGCGATCCCAGAATTTGTCGTGCTTAAAGCTAGGAGCGAAATCATACTTTGTCGTATTTTCGTATGGAGGGTCACAATAGATTAACATATTGTCTTTTGGTGGTTTCGTGACCAGAAAGTCTGCAGTAAAAAATTGCGCCGTTTTTATATACGGCACTGCTCTCAAGAGGCTAAACATTCCCTCACGCGCATAATTTCTGTCAGAGTTAGGATCACGCGCAAATCCACCAAACCACTTACCACCCCAAGAAGTTGCAAATCCTACAAAAGCAACTAGCTCTGGAGGATAATTCTCTATGTTGGCTTTTATGTTATCATACTCTTCGTTTGTAACATCTGACGGCGGTTTCCATCCGTCCTGAATCGCAAGCCATAGTGCAATCAAATAATGATTTATGTCGCTTGCATATCTTTCATCTGCTGATATGCGACGTAATACCCATGCAGCGCCAACAAATGGCTCCCAATAAGGCTGATTTTTTCCGATTACCGAGTTCATATAACTTGATATTTTGTCCGCAGTCCTAAACTTTCCACCTAGATACTTCACGATTACTCGTCATATCCCTCCGTGTACTCATAGTCAAACTCGTAATCTGCAAGATCGCATATAGCTTGTCCAAGCTCTTCTATGGGTATGGAGTGGTCGCTTGTGTATAGACTTCCATCTATCCACACTTTTACCCAATCGTCAAATTCTCGTATTTTTATTGTATGTTTTTTGTTTGTCATTTGACCTCCAGTCCCCCCGGTAGGACTCGAACCTACACTGAACTGGTCTTAAGCCAGTCGCCTCCTGCCATTTGCGCTACGGGGGGGAGCATTCTTAAATAAAAGGGTTTCTCCTTCTGTGCGAAAAGTCTCGATTGGCCTCGCAGGATTTTAGTGTAACATCTAATTTATCAACCGAAAAAGTGTTCATTTTTGCAAGGTCTCTTGCGAATTCTCTTGCAGTTCTATCTGCCAAATCAGTGAGTATATTTTCGTTGTCTAATAAGCCCAATACCCAAGAAGATGCAGAGTCAATGTCAAACTCTATCTTTACAGTACTTCTCATTACGGGTTGCACCTTTCTAAAATTGAGATAGCTTCATCGGCGCAGGTCTCTTCAAGCCCAGTTTCAAAATCTGGCATTACCGTGTGCTTGCTAAAAAATGCGCCTGGCTCGTCACCTATGACTACAAACGTATCACCTAGCCAAGAATAATCTTCACGATTGTCCATCCAGTGCATTATCTCGCAGCGCCTTTTTTTATGCACTTGTATATACTCAAGCGATGGAGTTATATCTATAATATCACCAGTGACTCCCCACTGTCTAAGTATAAGTGTAATCTTTTGAAGCCCGAGATGCCGCCAAGAACTAGAAACCACAATCTTCGCGCCAGTAATGTCAGTAACACGGTTTAGCTGTTTTACGCAGCGCGGATCTGCGGTGTTCTTTGACGCGTACCGTCTGTCTATCAAAACACCGTCTATATCTAGGAATATTACTTTCATTAGCGTGTACGATATTCCACGTCGCCACAATGAAGAATATTCACACAACATTCGCAGCAAATCGCAATATCAAATGAGTATTCTGCGTCTGGCGAAATCTGGATAGTCTTTTTTGCAACGTGGTAATCCTTTCCGTCAACAAGTTCTTTGCAAATGTCGCAAATCATAGGGACTTCAGTTTTTTTCACCCGTGTCTCCTCCGAGTCTTTCTATCTCTCTTTCAATGTACCATACTGCCTTTCTTAAGTCCTGTACAGTGCCAACTCCTGGCTTGAGTCCAGCCCTCCACAGATACTTCATCGCAGTTCCGACATTCCATGCCATCCACTCTATTATGTCTATCGCTTCAACCCCAGAAGGGTGACTATTATAATGTTTCGGATGATTTACAAATTCGTACTCTTCACTCATGTGCTGAACCAATTCATTGGCATTATTTGTTTCAGTTCCGGAACAGGGATAACAAATGCTCCCTTTAGTGGACCAGTGTCAAGGACCTTATCAGGAAGCATATCATCAGTGGCCCATCCAGTAATAAACGCTTCCATATTATCCATGTCGAGTAGAATATGAATATATGTAGTATTATGGTGTCTCTCTGCTGGGCGAACACATAAATGGTACGCTTCTGGATTTTTACTGTACCTCATTATAGAGGTTTTGAAGTCAATCCCGGCTCCTGGAACATCACTTCCGCCATCACCGCGATACGGGTCAATATCAGCGATCCACCTACTAAGCCTATACATGAAATACCCGCCAAATAGAAATTTGGTGCCAATTATGTTTCCTAGTTGTCCAGTTATTTGATCTGATGACGCTTCCCTTACCCTTTCTTTCCGGTCATCGCGAACATAACTAACGCCAACAAATGGGAATTTCTCTGCAATTGACTCAGCATACTTTAGTTCTGATGCTGTTATTTTAACACAGACAATTTTGTTCATAATGGAGCTAAAGGGACTCGAACCCTTGACCTCCACAGTGCAAATGTGGCGCTCTCCCAAATCTGAGCTATAGCCCCTTGATGCTTTAGCTTACGCTATGCGACTTACGTCGCATGTTTTTCATGCACTTACAGCTAGCTAAAGACGCAAGCACGATTAGTATACGCACTCCCCCCTGTTCGAAAAAACAGGAGGGAGTTTAGCAAGGCACCTGCGAATGCAGGGCGATCCAGGTCGTTACGTGGTGGGTTATTCCACTAATTTACTCTACCTTGCTACTCCCGGCAAATGCCAACGGACGGGATGTGTAGTCTTACTACTCTGGATTTTTACCCTTCTAAATTGATATGCTGTTTAGACCAGCATCGGGGTATAGCTGAGTCACCCGACTCCGCCTTCTGGCGGCAACCTCTACGCGCATGTGCGCTGCCTGGGCCTTATGGCTGATAAAAGTATGATTGATATTCCAGCGTTATATCATTGTGAGTTTTGCTATATTTTGTTGTCGTCTATACTACTGGAATTTATCTACTTTGTCGCGAATCAATTTTTTGACTTAATTGCGATTGTGTATTTAATTGTTAAGTTATGCCACTCAGTGGAAACCATATTGGCTTTTTAAGCCTGCTAGCGGCCATTACTACCGGATCGCCTTTGTCAAGGGCAATTAACCCGTCAACATCCTTCATCATCTGCATCATGTATCCTTGTTTCGTTGTAGACGTTACGGTTATCCCGGTAATGCTGCTTTTTTCGTCTATCGCCTCTGGTCTTATATTTAGGTCGGGTGCGTACATTTGAACACTAATGTTCTCTCCGGACGCGATTGCGGCGATCTTTACACCGATTATTGTGTATCCAACCACAATTAGCAGCCCATCTTTATACTTATGTTTTGCCGCCGCAAGACCTTTTTTTATTGCGTTGTGATATTCCTCATTCCACTTTATTGCCGAAATTGCTATTCTACGAGTCATTATGCACCGCCTCATATCCACTGTATATTATACTGGAGTATATTGGTTTTGTCAACAGCCAGTTAGAATATCACTTGACATTATTTATCATGTGTGTTATAATTATTATACAATGACAGATAATTTGGAAATTGTACAGGTTGGCGACGAAGAGCGGTTGCCTTCCGAGCTAATGATAGATTGGGTTTCTGTTACTGATGGGCTTCCGGACAATTGGGCTGACTGGATGCCTTTTCTTGCGTTTGGGGTTCCGTATGCGCAGATTGCTAGGATCTTTGGCATTGACAAAAGTGGGATAACTCATGCGCTTAACGGCAACAAAGATTTTGCAAGAAGGGTTGCGCAAGTCAGAAAGATGATTAAGCGACAATTGCATTATGTGTGGCTTGATCAAAAAGCCGTCGTTGCATGGAAAAATATAGATTATTACTTGACGCTTGACCCGCTCGAAAAAGACGAAGACGATAAGTATATAGTAAAGAGTGAGGCGACAAGGCGTATGATGTTTCAAGAGAAGGCAAAGATGACCCGGTTTGTGCTTCAGCAACTTGGATTGCACGTACAGCGTCATGAGGTCGTGCATCATACACCACAGCCAATGTTCTTGGGCGATGAAACACTGGCACAATATGTTGTTGAGAAAGTAAAAGACGTTATGTTGGCTGGAGAGGAAAGAGATGTTGACGTTATTGCCGCGCAGTATAAGTACATTGAGAGCGCAGGAGACTTGGAGTATTTACCAATAAAGCCAGAGGGTGGAGAAGTAGATATAGAGCCAGCGTATGACGACCTCCGCGGCGGTGGAAGGACTGCCTTTTATGCAGAATAGTGGTGGGAATCTTGAGTTCGCAAGGAACATAGCAGACGTTGCGGAAAAGTCTCCGTTTGTATGGGCCGTGAGCTACATAGCACTGCCAAAGGGTGTTACATGGACCTTCGAAGACAGGAAGTGGCAAGTTGAGATTCTCGACGATCTTCACCCAAGGCAGGTTGGGAGGAAACCTACGCAGATTGGATGGACGACTCTTGGGACTACCAAGGCGCTGTGGTTCGTTTCGATGCGAAAGTCAAGGGCTATGTACACACTTCCAAGGCGCGATGACGTTACTGACTATGTTGCGACTACCCTTGACCCAATGATAGAGGGGAGCGACTATCTATCTGGGAGAATGGGTCGTACTAATAATGCAAGAATGAAGCGGATTGGCGATTCGTTCTATCACGTGATGGAGGCATCTGTTACTCCACGCATGTTGCCAGTAGACATACTAGTTAACGACGAAGTAGATATGTCAGATCAAGACAACATGGAACAGTTTATAGCAAGGCTTGACGCTTCAAAGTATAAATATCACTATCAGTTTTCCACTCCCACGGTCGCAGGGTTTGGTATAGATGCTGCGTATGAAAGATCGGACAGGCGTGTTTGGTTGGTAACTTGCAGTAGATGCAACCACGAACAAGAGTTGGAGTGGGAAGATCAGTTTGTTGATGATGGCGATGGGGTTTATCTTGCCTGTTCCGGGTGCCGTGACAAACTCCGCGCTGATGATATAATAAATGGGAAGTGGGTTGTCACAAACCCTCATTCTGAGGTTCATGGATATCATGTATCTCACCTTATGCTTCCAAGGACAAGGCCGCTTGAAGTCCTCGCGCAGGAAGCCAAGATTATGGACAAAAAGACATTCTATAATCTTAGGCTTGGTAAACCGTGGAAGCCGATTGGTGGCTCAATGCCACTTGCGCTATTTAGGGATCACGCATTTTCTTCTGGTCACAATCCGCAGTCCCATAGAGAGAAAGGATATAGGTATTTTCTGGGCGCTGATCAGGGTAACGAAGTGCATACTATGGTTGGGAGAGTCCCTATTGGGGATAATCGGCTTGAGGTTGTGTACGCAGAGCACATAAAGGCTCGCCCAGGAGAAGATCAGTTCGAAAGGCTTGGTGCGATTGCCAGGATGTTCGATATAGACTTCGGTTTGTGTGACGCAAACCCTAACAGGCAGAGTATTTACAATCTATGTCAGGACTTTCACGGCAAGTTAGGCGCTGCAGATATTGGCGCGTATACATATCCATTTAAATGGAGTGGCTTTACAGGGGCGTCTGCTTATAAGTTGACATGCAGTCGAACAGACATGCTGGACGGTGTTCGTGATGATATAGCGAATGAGAAAATTCAGTTATGGGGGCATTGGGGCAATAGGCAACCAGTGATTAGAGATATAATAACTCAGTGTGGGAACCTAAAGCGCGACACCACAAACAGAAAACTTCAGGGTGGCGGCGAGACAGTTGTAGGCATTTGGAGAAAAACTGGCGC